TTTTCTACAGCTTTCCACGGAACGCCACGGGCCTCAATGCGTTTACGGAAATCAATCGCTTCAGGACCGCCAGGCTCGTCGGAACGGTACTTCACCGTGGCCAAACGCCGGAACTGTTCGTTCAGAAGTTTCTGGAACGGGATGTAGTAAAGGTTCATGGCCTGCGTCGAAAGGATGGATTGCTGGGCTAGTTGCGCCTGAACTTCCGTGGCCGTACGGGCGTCGCCTTCCGGCATAAGCTGTTTTTGGTTATACGTGCCTGTGTTGTTTTGACGGACGAGCTCGAGGTCACGCACAATCGGGAGCACGTTGCCGGCGAGATTCGGCATGGCCTTATCAACAACATTGATCCCGGGCGGGAGGATGCTTAAGGGCCCGTTGTAAACCAGGCCCATGTTGCTGACATCCTCACCGGTAGAAGGCTGGATCATCAGGGCGGAAGAAAGCATGGCTCCGTCAACAACGGCGTTCCGCAACCGGTTGGAAAGCTGGATGAACGGAAAGAGCTTATAGCCCAGACCGCGGATACTATGCAGAAGCCCGTTTGAACCGATGCCGTACGGAAAGAGAATGAAGGCTTCGTTGGGGTGGGCAAAGCGGTTGGGCTTTTGGAAAAGGAAATCGTCAGAGTCACCTGCCCGAAGACCGATATAATGCGAAATAGACTGGTCAAATTCTTTGACGAAATAATGAACGCACCGAACCACCTTGGAGCGGGCGTGCGAGTACATCAGGTCATTGTTTTTTAGCTCGGCCTGAAGCTTCTCCCAATCCCGGGTGGTTGCCCGTCCGCTTTCGGTAGATAGCAAAATTGCTCTGCGGGTCTCCTCGACATTCCACCCCAACTCGGAGGCCACCTTTTCGTTTTCAATGAACTGGTACAACTCTCCAACCAGGTATTCGCGTTCGATAACTGCTATTTCTACCTTGGTGTCACAGGCGGGTGTTCCCCGAGGAACTTTAAAATCTTTCAACCCGCAGGTGTCCCACTTCCAGCTTCGGTTGTCCTCAAAATAAACAACGCCCACTCCTTGTGCGACAAAGTGGTGGGACAGAAGCTGCTGCTTGTAGAAAAATTCGTCCCACCCAACAATAGTCCGGTGGAACTCCTCGGAGATTATGTTCTCCCACTCGGCTCTTTGGGAGGGGTCTCCCTCCGAGGTTTTTACCGTGGCCAATCGATCCACGGAGTTTACCAAATCGGAGTAGGCGGATAAGGCTGTCTCAAGAGCTGCGGAAGCTTCACCAAAGTTAAGATTGGCCCGATAGCCTTGGCCGAGTGCTTTTAGCTTCTGAGGGGAATAGGGAGGCTCTCCATCCAGCATGGCCTGAATTTTCTGACGATCCATCGACGAAGCATCATCTGCATTCCGGATCGAGAGATACAAGGCATGAGCGCTTTTCGCGTCCTTGATTCTTGTACGCGGCGCTTTTCCGGTCTCGGAAAGATTTTCTAATTCAATGCTAGACACGTGTCTCCCGAGTTTAACACTCAACGATTTTCGTCAAGTGACTGGCTGGTATACGCCCAAAACCTGACGGTCCCCGTAGGAGCTGACATCCAATTTTTTGGCCTGATTCAGCCAACCGTCACCACGGCTTGAGGCCAACTTAGCTCCGGCGTAAGCCCCCAGCCTTTGGCGGCAAACGTCGAGCAAGAGAAAGGCTGCGTCCGCCAAATCTGGGGATTTGCCCATTCTGGCTTTCATGTCCTTCTTTGACTCAACTACAAGTTTCCCACCGGCCATGGTGCTGTACTTCCTGGCGGTCAGCTCCCTGGCAAGGTCAGGCGTAATCCCCTTTAACTGGTATGACCTTAAAAACTCAACGCCAACGTACCACAGTTCGGTAACCCGGTTGGCGAACTTCTCGTTGGCAAGCACTGGAGAAACGGCGCTGGTCGGCAGATTGGTCGGCTTCTCGCCAAACTTCACCCTAAACACCCTGGGTGACCAAAGCTCGCTGATGATGTCGCAAAAAGGATCACCGGCTCCGGTGGCGTCAACCGCAAGATGTTCAGGGCGGACCCCCTCTTTCTCGCAGATATCCTTTACCATCCTGGCAATCTGGAAGTTTCTTGGCTCATTGGCCTTGGTCGAGTCTTCACGTAAAAGATGCATTTTTTCAAAAGCCACCGTGGCGACACCGTCACGGCTTTTCCCAAAACTGCCAATATACAAAACGGATCGATCTCCACCGTTGGTAAAGGCCGGGTCAAACCCCGCTACGCGAACCGGCTCTTTTTCCCAAACCGGCAGTACCTCCCCTTCGTACCTACGGATGTCGGCTTCGGAGTAGATGTTTTGCTCCGCGCCGATGGGTGATGGATACGAGCGGATAAACCGCCAATACGAAAGGCTGTTCTCGCCTTGATGCTCCCTGGCGTCCCTCAGTTGCTTGGAAGTAAGCAAAAAGGGCCACTTGTCGTCGGCGTCAAGGTTTGGGGTCCTCTCACCGTCGAGGTGAACGCAATACCCACGCTGGGTCTCCCAGCCGTCCATGTCCGCGTTAACGCTGTTCCAGGTGTTCTTTGGGGCAATGAACTGGCCGAAAGGATCGTAAGCCGAGGCAAAGTTACCTAGGGCAATACATTGAAAGAATGGGTTGGAGTCCAGGTTGTGGATGGCCTCAAAGATCGCCGGCGAGACATCTGTGGCCTCGTCGACCAGAAGCAGAACCCGCTTGTTTTTAAGCCCGATGAGTTTCTCTGTGGCTTCTTTTTCCTTGTCCTTGGCTGACGGGATAAGGGTAATCGAAGACCGGTCACTGCCGGCTTCATCAAGAATCAGCTTACCCATCGAATCCACAATCCGTCCTGGGAGCCCCGGGATCTGCAAATGCCGCTCACGGATCACGCCCCACATGCGTTTCCGGGCCTCACGGACCGACGTGGTAGTGACTAGGACAAGCGTGTTAAAGGGGTCGCAGAGCCAGTTGATCAATCCCCAGATGCCAATGCAGTGGGTCTTGCTTGAAGACTTTGGGCCGGAAATTCCCAAATAATTCCATTTACAGGCCTCCTCAAAGATCCGCTCGGCCCAGGGGTTCCATTGGAAACCGTTTTTGTTCTTCCTAGGGTCATACGGCCACAAAAGCTCAACTACCCTTCGGAAATGCCCGTACTTCCCAAGACCCCCCACTTCCGGCCCGTAATTCTCCCGAAACCCCATCAGCTCAATCGTAACATCGGTTGTGCCAATCGGCCAAATTCTGCCGTATTTCTCAAAGCCTTCAGCCATAACCCAATGGGAAGACATTAAGATTCGTCAAGATTTCGTCAAGATTTTTTAGGCACTTTGCACAAAATGCTGATTTTTAAGTACTTCCCAAAATTGCACATTGGGCTAACGACCCGTCCACGTAAGTCACTAACTTCCAATTATTTCCATTAACTCCTTCTGTTAAAGCAAATTACCTGTGCAACCTGGGAAATGCAATGTGCAACAATAGGCAAAGATTTTCGTTGACTCATGTCAAGATTGTCAAGATGATCTGTCAAGAAAGTAAAACTATGAAACCAATCGTAATTCAAAAAGGCTGGGCGAAAGTCCGGATCTACGAGTGTCCTCTGCGGCGCGGAGGAGACGAGTACATGACCTACATTATTTCCTGGTACATCGGTAAAAAACGGATGCGCCGTGGTATGGCTTCGCTCGAACTGGCCAAACGGGAAGGCAAGGCGATTGCCGAGCAATTAGCCGACGGATCGGCGACCACGACCGAGATTACCCAAAAGGAACTTCAGTATTACCGGCAGTGCGAAAACCTCCTCAATGGCGTTCCCCTTGACCGAGCTGTCAAAGCCTACGTGGAGCTAAACCCGAAAGAAGTAAAACAGGTCAGGATCAAAGAGCTGGTCGAAGAGTTCCTTAAACGTAACGACGCCGATCCTAACTTGTCCCGAGAGCAAAAACGCACCATCCGGCACCATCTCACACGTTTTGCTGAAAGGATGAACCGCCCTATATCCGTGATTACCCCGAAGGAAATCGACGAGTATTTAGACGACCCCCAGTACGCACCGAGGACTCGGCACAATCACCGCGCGTCTATCATTGTGCTTTTCAATTACGCCAGGCGCAAAGGCTACCTTGTCGAAGATAAGCGACATGCAGCCGAGAAGTCCGAAGAGATCCGGTTTAAGCGTCCGGATGTCGAGATCTACTCGCCCGAACAGGCAGAAGCAATGCTCCGCTTGGCAGACTTCAGTATCATACCGTTCCTGGCAATTGGGCTTTTCTCGGGGATTCGTTCTGCTGAGCTTTGCCGCTTAAACTGGGAAGACATTGACTGGGTCGGAGGAAATATCCGACTAGACCGGAATATCACTAAGACCAACCAGTCGCGCCTTGTCCCCCTGTTGCCCAATCTCGCAGAGTGGCTAGCCCCTCACAAAAACAGGAAGGGAAACATCATGGCTTCGATGGGGACTAAAGAGCCAACACGATTTGTCAGCCCATGGCTGATCAAGACCGACAATCCAAAACTTCCCCGCAAATGGATCGACAACGGGATGCGTCACAGTTTCGCCTCTTACTATCTTGCCTACACGCAAGACGCAGCCAGGACGGCTTTGGCCTGCGGACACTCGGTAAGCATGTTGTTGGGCACCTACAAAACGGTTGCCCTCAACGGCGTATCCATAACCCAGGAGGTGGCCAAACGGTATTTTGAGATCCGTCCGATAGCGGCGGAAAATATCGTCCCAATCAGGCATGCCAAATCAAAGAGGAGCTAACTCAACCACTTCGACATTCACTTTGCCAAAGCACCTTTTAAAATGGGTGCAGGAGCAGGCACAACTAAGAGGTCAATCGACCTCGGAATATCTTAGGCATCTTTTGTTGAACCAGTGGGACAAAGAAAATCAGGGCAAAAAAGAAAAGAAGTGATCAGTCTTGGCTAGCGTTTAACACCCCTAAAATTACACTTATTATATAGCCCGAAAGGGATAAATTAGAATCTTTTGCTTTTCTTTTAAGTTTTTTCAGCAAGGGCTTGGGCAGCCAAAGACCTAAAAACATTTTGTTTTTTGCTCTTTGATTTGGCACTCAAGGATTTACACAACAGCACATTATTTGTGCAATAATTAAAAAGGTGTTAAACACCTAATATTCAACCATTTATGGCACAGTTTTAAAGCTTAATGGCATTCCCGAGTAGGTAAATAATTGCAAACTCCCTAGAAAAGTTGCTGTGAATC